CACCCACCGCTTCATCGAGATCCGCAAAGTCCGGTCTCCCATCGAGAAGCGCTCCATCAACTGCTGGCTGTTCAGCAAGCGGGGGAATGCCTGATGAAGCGTATGGCCAGCGGTGTGTTGGGTGTCCTTTCGGGGCGCGATGGGTCGGCGTGCGCAAAGGCGGAAAGCGTCCGGAACATCCGGAACATTTATTTTATTGAAGAAAATATTCAATCAATTCAGGTAGTTAAAAGCAAAAACCTGTTCCGGTGCTGCCGGAACAAACCGGAACGCGCCGGAACAAATCCGATCCGGCATGTTCCGGCAATGTTCCGGCTGGGGCTTTTCGCCGGAACAGGCTACAGCCTTAGTGCCACGGTGCTTACAGCCGATCAGGCAAAAATCGTGTTCCGGCATGTTCCGGTAGTGCCGGAACATTTTTTGAAAGCTGGAAGCCCCGAACGGCGCGGGCTCCAGCCATGTGCCTCTATGCGTGTTCCGGATGTTCCGGACGCTCCGGCACCTCGCGCACGTTTTCTTTTCCCCCCGCTCTCCAGCTCGTCGCCGAGGTGCCCGCCATGGCCGAGCTGACTCCCGACGAAAGCCACCGCCGCGAGTGCCTTGCGCGCCACCTGCTGAGCAGTTGGACGCGCCAGACCATCGCGGACTGGCTGGCACACCCGAAGCGCGGCGACGCCTTCTGCGAGGACATGCGCGACCGACTCAACCGACTGAAACAGGAGAACCGCAGACGATGAACGCACTGACCGCCCCACCGCGCTGCCCGCTGGATCTGGAGGCCATCAACCCCGCCCAGGACTTTCCGTATTGGTGGCAGCGCGCTGCCGTGCTGGCTGGCCTGCCGGCGGACTACCAGCCGCGTGCCCTGGCGCTGGCCGGCGCCGGGCAACCCATGTTGCTCAAGCGCCTGCAGAACCTGGACGCCTCGCCCCGAGCCCTGCTGCTGGCCATGGCCTGCCTGGCCAACCCAACCCGCGCCGACTGGCTGCAGGCCGAGGTCGGCTTGCACTTCGGCCAGCTCACCGCCGCCGACCTGGGTACCGAGGTGTTCCAGGTACTGGTCGGCCTGCTGGCCACCTTTCCCACCACCCCAAGCAACTGAACAGGAGCGACACCATGACCCAATCCCTGAGCACCGCCCTGGCCAAGGCCATGGACTACGAGAAACAGCGCCCTGCCCTGGTCACCGCTGGCGTACAGGCCCTGAACCGCCTGGTGCCGGTGGCCCTGAGTTTCACGGATCAGGGGCGCCCTGTCGGCCGATTCCTGCTGGGCCTCTACAACGGCGAGGACTTCCCCTTTGACCTGACAGATCTGCGCGGGCTCGACCTGGCCCTGTTCGAGGACTGCATGACGGTGCTGATGATGGATTACAGCCCCGAGGTGGAAGTGCACGAACGCCTCGAGCACGGCAGCGCGATCTGGCAACGCCTGATGGAAATGTGGGCGCCGGAGGTCGTGGACGCATGAGGGTGTTCTACAGCGCGAACGGCAAGAGCGGGACGCTGGATATCACCTCGGTCTACCTGCTCACCGCCCGGGCCGAGGATCTGGCCGAACTGGCCACCGGCCTTTATTGGAAAAATCGCCCGACCGAGATTCCGGCCGAGGTGACGTTGATTCACCTGCAGGACGTGGACGGCGTAGACCTGGGCAATTTTGAGGTTCGGCGACAGCCGAGCTACGTGTTCACCGCCACCGCATTGCCGGCGGCGTGAAAGAGAGGGTGCCGAGGAGTTGCGACCTCCCCGGCACCGACCACCAGCAATAGGAGCTTCCCGATGCATCCAAAACACCTAAGCGGTAGCGGCACGAAGGCTATCACACCCGCCCCCCACCTGTTGGCCACAGCCAAGGTTGGCGCCGCCCTGATCGGCTATCTGGTGCAGAAAACGCCCGCTGCTCGAGCACGCCTCGAGGAGGAAGCGAGCCTGGCCCACCTGACTGGCAACGACGCGACCGTGGTCGCCGAGCTGCTGGCCCGCCCTGTTCATTGATCTGATGGAGCACGACATGACCGACACACCCGAAAAGACCTGCACGCGCTGCAATGAAGCACTGCCGGCCGACAGAGAGTTTTTCTATGCCGACAAGCGCAAGGCGGACGGCCTGCGCGAGATCTGCAAGGCCTGCTATCACGAGCTGCCGAGCGTGCAGAAGCGCGACCAGGAGGTGGCCCATGGCTGATTCGCGTACTGCTGACAAATTCGTGGTGCGCATGCCTGACGGCTTGCGCGACCAGATCCAAGAAGTGGCTGGCGACAACCATCGCAGCATGAACGGCGAGATCATCTTTCGCCTGGAGCGCTCACTGGCCATCGACCAGGAGCTGGAGCACCAGAAGAACCTGGTTCGGCTGCTGAGCCTGCGACTGGCCGAGCTGGAGGGAACGCAGTGACAACTGTCGACTACGGGTAATCCTCACCGCCATTAGGAATGCGGCAACGATGGATCCGGCTTAACGCCATGCGCATACCCTTCCAGGGGCCATATTTCTGGATGGCTAGCATGGCGTAGCTCGAACAACTTGGTTCAAAGCGGCAAGCCCCTCGCAATCGCTGAGGGGCTACCCGTTGGTAGAGGCGAATCAACGCCAATAGCAGGCGTGTGATCACCGCGGCTTGCGAAAGGTGATGACGTAATAATTGGAGTTCGACGCTTTCTTACCAGCGAGGGCATCGAAGCAGCCCACCTGAACCGCTACACCGATGCTGTCCACGCGGTAGAACTCCCACCCCTCTTCGGCATATTGGTTAGCGATGCTTTCCAGGTAAACCGCTGCCTCATTGCCCTTGTGCTTGCTCGCCTTGACTTCAATATTCGGCGGAACTTGAACCATTTTGTATACGTACATCGGCTGTCCTTAGTTCGATCATGGCTTGTTGCCATGAGCCCGATGGTAATGCGCTTCGCTAGGTGCGTTCCAGCCTACTTAAGGATATTGAGGCTTATAGACGCTTAACCGTGATTTCCCTGCATTACCGTCTGATCCCGAAGAGCCCCGCCATACGCGGGGCTTTTTCTTTCTGCCCCTCAGACTCCCGCACCGCCAATAGTGGCAATCGGATATTAAGGAGTAATGCGATGGAATCCCTGGAGCTGACCCATATTCGTGGCGAGCTTGATGACGTGGGCCATACCTTGTGCCTGCTGGTGGAAATCACCAGTTCCGGCCTTGTGTTGAGCGAACGCGGTCAGGCTGGCTTTGCAGATATTGGGGTCAGAACTCTCAGGCGGCTGGATGATGCCGTGGACGCGCTGCAGCGTTATGAAGACGCTGTAGCCAGTTGATCGAACAGCTCACGCTGCTCAGCACGTGAGAGGCACCGCAGGCGGTCAAACAGGAGACGGTCGGCCGCCTGCGCGGATGGGCTCAGGGTGTGAGAGAAGGTAAGGTTGGTGACCCAGGTATGCCCGCAGCATGGATCCATACAGTGGCAATACAAGCGGGTGAACTCCGACGACAGTCGGTCGCTGGTAGCGATTCGCCCCTTGCCCTGACATACCTTGCAGATAACCAGCATTTGATGCTCCAACTACCTGAACAGAAAACGATTTTGCCATAACGCAGAAGCGGTCTTAACCGAAACGAAACGTTCCTGCCTCTTCGGCACAACGCGCCAGATCAGCCCGCACACATAGACATCGTGACAAACACTGACAACGGTGCAACCATTGCACTATGTCCGATTCAAAGCTAGCTTATGCCGACCATCCAGCGCCTCCCAAATTGCAACATCAAAATGTACCCAGCTGATCACCCTCCGCCCCACTTTCATGTGGTTTTGAACGATGGTCGAGAGGCTTTGGTCGAAATTGAAGGTCTCGCACTATTGCCCTGTAAGCTAAAGCTGCGAGAAATCGATGATGCGCTGGCTTGGGCGGATCAGAATCTGGCGCTGCTGAAACGCGAGTGGAAGAGGTTGAACCCATGAGAATTCCTCAGTTCACCATACGTTCCGTTATCCCAGTCACTCCGTACGTTCTACAACTGACGTTCGCTGATGGGAAATCTTACTCGGTTGATTTAGAGGAAGTGCTTCGATCACACCCTACACTTTTCCCATTACTTAATCCTGAAGTCTTCGCCAAAGTAGAAGTTGGAGACTGGGGCGCCAGTATTCTTTGGGATAATAACGACGAGCTTGAACTAGCTGCTGATAATCTCCGAGCAAGAGCGCTTGAACAAGCCGGAGAGTGTTCTCACGAAAAACTACAACGCTGGATGGCCTCAAATAACCTAACACTTGATGCAGCAGCTCAAGCCTTGGGTATAAGTCGCAGAATGCTGGCCTACTATCGTAGCGGGGAAAAAGATATACCCCGAACAGTCGCCTTAGCGATGATTGGCTGGGATCACTCTATGACAAACATAGAAAACCATTATCATATAACTGAGACCATGGCAGGAATTAGTTTACGACTAAGACATGACATACATGCAGCATCATCTCAGCATGAATATTTAATCGAAGCATACTCCAAAGAATTTGTCGGCTATGAGTTAGAACACCTTGATGCCCCACTTATCATCCCGACATATCATTATGAGTACGACCAATATTCGAACCTTGCTGAGGACGAATTTTCTATAATTTCTGACTGGGAAGAAGAAAAAAGAAAGGCCTAACCTCTAGCCCCGCATCTGCGGGGCTTTTTCATATAGTCATCGGCTCCCGCCAACTGATACGCCGATCCTCCCGAAGGCGGTCGTTCACCTGGTCGAAAATCTGGCAGATCGGCCGGATTTCGTTGGCGGTGTAAACGCGGTCGATTTTCTCGATATCGCCGAAGCCGGCGCTGTTCTCAGGGATGATGCCGGCCAGGGCCGGGTTCATCCTCCAGGCCGCGATCACGTCATTCCTGGTGATGTTCTTCACCTTCTCCAGCTCGTCCTTCGCTTGGAAATCGCCCACCGGGATGATCTGAATCGCTTTCTCGGTACCACCCGGGATATTCACGAACATCGAGCGGAAGTTGCCGACGCCCTTGCTGGCCGAGATCTGCGCGCGCAGTTCCTCCTCGTCGTCCTCCGACAGATCCGGGTCGTTGGTGTAGAAGATGTAACCGGCGTGGGCGCCGTTGCTGTAGTAGCGCCGGCGGAACAGGGTCGCGGCTTCGTTCAACAGCAGCGCCTGCAGGCCGCCCAAGTAGTCGGGTACACCGTAGATGTTCTGTTCCACGTCGTAGTCCATGACGTGCACCACCTCGTCGGCGTCGAACTCCAGTTCCTGGCCATTGGGCTGCAGCATGACGAAACCGCCATCCACTTTTACCCGCATGTTGATTGTCGGTAGGTGCTCCAGCTCGAGCACCTGGCCGAACACGTTTTCCCGGGCGTAGAAGTAGGCTTCGCCGAACACCATGTAGTCGAGCCCGGCCCGGCCCATGGTGGCCGCGCTGCAGCCTGCAGACGGGATGAACTCACGCAGCAGCATGTTGCGTTTGAACTTGGGAATGGCACCGTGGTGCGCGTTGGCCCGCAACAGCTTGGCCAGCCCGGGGCGCGACACCGGCGGGGTGTAGATGCGTCCGTTCTCGCTGGCGAACACGCCCATGTAACTGCCGATGTTCTCGGTCAACACCGCCTCGGGCGCGCCGAACGTAAAGGCGCGCATGGGCTGCTGGCGTGGCGGTTTTTGCTGCTGCTTTCTTCGTTTGGCCATGGCTGTTCTGGGTGCTCATCGCATAGCGGCTGCGGCGCCGCTTGTTGGTGTTGAGGGGTTCATGGGCCAGGGCGTGCATGATTGCCCAGGCGATATCGGCGTGGCCGGTGGCGTCGGTGCGCGACGCGCTGTAGGTGATCTGGCCGCTGTTGGTGGTGCCGCGCTTGATCGTCAGGAAGGCCGCGGCGATATCGCTCCAGCCTGCGTCCCACTCGATACGGCTGCCGGTGATCGTGTCCTGGGCCTTGAGCACCAGGGCGTTTTTGGCCTCAAGGCTGTAGTGAATGGCGGTCGCCCGTGGGTAGAAGTCGCGCACCAGGTCGAACACCCCATAGCCCACGCCGGTGATGTCGATACCGATGTGCTGGACGTTGAAGCGCTCGCACAGCTTCTTGACCTGTGCGGCCTGGTGGGTGAATGAGGTTCCACGCCAACTGTGCTTCTCCAGTATCCGGAACTTACCGCCCTGCTCCAGCGGCGGCGCCACGACAACGCAGGTAGCGTCGTCGCGGGTACGGCTGGGGTCGTAGCCAAGCCAGACAGGGCTGTTGCCGAACGGACGATCATCGTCTGGGTCGTAGTCCGTCCACAGGCCAAGGTCGGAGTAGCAGCGCTCGAGGTCGGCCAGGGCGAAGGCCGACTGGCTGCTGTCGATAAATTTGCACATGAACAGCTGTTCGAAGCGGTCGTCGTCGTACTCGTTGCGCAACTGCTCGAGGTCGAACAGGTCGCACCCGCCAGCGATGGCATCCTGAATGGTGATGACCTTGCGCCACTGGCCATCTGGGCATAGCGCTCCAGCGGTGTAGGCCGACTCGGCCGGCCAAGCCTGATCCGATTTTTTACCGCGCTTGCTGTTGCGGTAGGCCTCGCCCGTCCAAAACGGGTAAGCCTGGTGGGAAACGGCGCTGGGTGTGGAAAAGTACGTTTGCCGCCACTTTTTGTGGGTGCCCATGGCACTGGCCACGGTGCGTAGCTTCTCGAAATCACGGATCCAGAAGTATTCGTCGACGTAGACGTGGCCGTGGTAGCCCTGGGCGGTGCTGCTGTTAGTCGACAGGAAGCGCAGTTCGGCGCCGTTGCTGAGAATGATCGGATTGCCGGTCAGCTCGATGTTGAACCACTTGCTGGCGAAGCCAACGATGTAGCTGCGGAAAATCTCCGACTGGGCGCGGCTGGCAGACAAGAACATCTGGTTGTCGCCCGTCAGCACCGCGTCCATGAACGCTTCGGCCGCGAAGTAGTATGTGGCGCCCACCTGACGCGATTTCAGGACATTCCGTATCCGGCATGTCAGCGGGTTCAGCTTGGCCTGGTGCAACTCCTTCTGGTAGCCGTACATGGTCGAAGTGAACTTCTCCAGGAAGTCGACTTCGGTCAGGCCGCTGATGTCGTTCTTGGGCTTCTTCTCTTTACGCTTGCCGCCCCGCTCGCCCCTGTCGCGACGCTGGTTGCGCTGCTCGCCCTGGTCACGCACCTGGTGCTCTACCTGTGGCGTGCCGGCGGGTTGCGGTACCGGCCTGGCGGCTTGCTTCTGCAGGCGTTCGCGGATCCCCGTCAGGCGGTCGAGTTCGTCCAGCTCGCCCTTGGTCAGGGTCTCGGGTTTCTCCAGGAGCAAGGTGATTCGCCGGCTGATCGCGGCCAGCGGTTCCTCGTCCGTAAGCATCTCGTCCCAGCCGCCTTTGGCGATCCAGTAATAGACGATCCGGACATTGGGCAAGCCGAGTTGGGCCTGTATTTCCTTCGGTTTGGCGCGGCGAAGGTATAGGCGTTTTGCGGCTTCTTTCACTTCGATGGCGTATGGCATAGGCCGCAGTCTATGCGGCGAAAACAGCCCGAACGCGCCCTAAAAATGCGGGTAATTCCTAGTTTTCAGCGCTAGGAATTCCGCTCAGGCAAACCGTTTGTTCGGCCCATTTTCGGTGCCTATCGTGGCGGCAACTGAACCGACACCGAGCCCCGATCAATGCCCCGTTCCCTTGTCTCCTACTGGAAACGCGTAGCCGTCAGCGGCCCAACCGTCGACGGCCGCGAGATCACTCCGCAGGAGCTGCGCGACATAGCCGAGACCTATAAGCCGTCTCGCTATACCGCTGTGATCTGGGCCGAGCATGAGCGCTGCTGGGGCTCGCACGGCACCGTGTTTGCCGTGCGCCTGATCGAGGATGATCCGGAACTGGAAGAAGGCCAGGTCGCCCTGGAAGCCCAGTTGAAGCCCAACGACAAGCTGCTGTGGCTCAACGACCAGGGCGAAAAGCTGTTCACCAGCATCGAGATCTGGCCGAACTTCGCCAACACCGGCAAGGCATACCTCACCGGCCTGGCCGTCACCGACGAGCCCGCCAGCCTGGGCACCCAGGAGCTGTATTTCTCCCGCCGCTCCAACAAGGCCACCTACTACGCAGCTTCCGTCGAGCTGGGTCAGTTGCGCGACGCCGAAACCGACAGCACCGATGCCAAAGGGCTGATCAACGCACTGACCACCTTTTTCAAGCGCTTCGCAGTCGAGGCCACCCCCACCACTCCCCCGCCACCCAACACCGAGAGCCCCAAACCAATGGATGAAGCCACAGCACTGGCGCTGGCCGCGCTGATCGAGCAGCAGATGCTCGTCATCGCCGGCATGCAGGCGCTGCTCAAGCCGGAAACCGACGAACTGGACGAGGAACCTGAAGACCAGGACGAAGTAACGACCGTCGCCGAGGCAGTCCAGGACATCCTGGATAAGGTCGAGGAAAACCGCGAGTTCGCACGCCGCAAGCCTCAAGGCAAAGGCAGTGAGCTGAGCAAGGTTGCCGCCGCAATCGCCGCCCTGGACAAGCGTTTCAGCGCGTTGGAAAACACCGCCGGCGGCCGCACCCTGCCGCGCACAGCCGGTGCCGCTGTCCCGGCCAAGAAGAAGGTGCTCTGATATGGCGCAGCCACTTAGCCAGAACGCCGTCGAGCGTTATGCCCAGCTCCAGGTCGACATGGCCGAGAGCTACGGCGTAGACGATGCCAGCAAACAGTTCTCCGTCGAGCCGTCGATTGCCCAGGATCTGAACGATGCGATCACCGCTCGTGCTGACTTCCTGGAGCGCATCAACGTGGTGCCGGTAAGCCAGATCAAGGGCGAGAAGGTCTTCATTGGTGTTAATGGCCCGGTCACTGGCCGCACCAACACCAAGACCAAGGATCGCGTGGCCCGTGACGTATCCGGCCTGGATAGCACCCAGTACGAGTTGGCCGACACCCACTCGGACGTGGGCTTGCCCTATGCAAAGGTCGACGCCTGGGCGAAGTTTCCCGACTTTGCCGACCGTTACTCGGCCGCCGTGCAGAAACGCATTGCACAGGATCGGATCATCATCGGCTTTCACGGTACCCACGCGGCTGCCGACACCGATCCGGAGGCTTATCCGAAGCTGCAGGACGTGAACAAAGGCTGGCTACAACAGGCCCGCGAACTGATCCCGGCGCAGGTGCTACAGCAAGGCAACAAGGTGGCCGGCAAGATCACTATGGGTAAGGGTGGCGATTACGCCAACCTCGATGCCCTGGTGCATGACGTCAAGCAGATGGTTGACGAGATCCTGCGCGACGATGGCGACCTGATCGCGATCATCGGCAGCGATCTGCTGCACGCGGACAAAGCCAAGTTGTACAGCAACCAGGCCGGTACCCCGACCGAGAAAGAGCGCATCGAAAACGCTCAGGTGATTGCCACCTATGGCGGCATGCCGGCCTTCACCGTGCCGAACTTCCCGGTGAATGCCGTCCTGGTCACCAGTTGGGACAACCTGTCGATCTACTACCAGGACAGCAGCTGGCGTAAGCAGAGCATCGATAACCCGCGCCGCTCCCGCGTCGAGGATTTCAACAGCCGTAACGAAGGCTATGTGATCGAGCAGTTGGAGAAGTTCGCGCTGGCCGAGAACGTCGAGATCCTGGAGGACGAGGAATGAGCCTCGCCCTAGCCCACAAGCGCCGCGTCCTGGCGGGTGGTGCCCCCACCCGCTCGGATCCGGCCGACCAGCCCTACACCGCCGCCAACGCCTTGAGCAGCCCGGCCAACGCCCAGAAGCACCTCAAGCTGATGGAGTCGGCACTGGCCGTTGACCTGGAGCGCATCAGCCAGATCGACAGCCGCGAGCAACGCCAGTTGCTCAAGCGCGACGAGCTGCTGCCCAAGTACCTGGAGTACGTGCAGCGCTACCGCGATAGCGGCCTGAACTACGCCAATCCGGTGCTGATGTACGTCCTGGTGTGGCTGTTCGACACCGTCCAGTTCGAGCAAGGCCTGGAGCTGGCCACCTTCGCCATGGAACAGGGCCAGAAGCTGCCGGAAGGCTTCGACCGCAACATCCAGACCTTCGTCGCGGATGAGGTGATCGACTGGGCCGAGGCCGAGCACAAGGCCGGCCGTAGCCCCGAGCCCTACGTTTCCAACCTTCTGCCGCTGGTAGACGAGTGGAAGCTGTTCGAGCGCATCCCTGCCCGCTACCGCAAGTTGCTGGGTGTGCTGGCCATGGAGCGCGAGGAATGGGCCGTAGCCATCGACTACTTCCAGCAAGCCGAAACCCTTTACCCCGAGATCGGCGTGAAGACCCGCCGCGAAGCCTGCGAGAAAGCGTTGCGCAAGGCTGAGCAGGGCAACGCCTCCGAGTAACCGTCTACCCACCCCCAGCGGGGCCTGTCGAGGTGTTGCGGCTGCGTGCAGCCAGAAACGCCGAAGGCAGTCACCCCGCCCTATTCACGAAAAAGCCCAGCTACGGGAGCGGGCTTGATGAGGTCGCGATGACAAATTCAGTCCGTCTTATTCGTCGCAGGAGCAAGCTCGATTGCCCCAACGGGAATAGGCGTTCCCGCGATCTTCGCTTCGACCTTCAGCGAACCATCACAGTCGGCCAAGTAGGCGTTAAGTGTACGAAGGAACTTGGCTGTGAAGTCCATCCTGTCGGCGTACTGAGCATCGTCGTATCCGTGAACTTTCTGCATGGCCTGCTTGCTCGATTCAAGAGCTGCAGCCAGAGCAGCTTCAGCCTGCTGACGTTTTTCCTCGGCCGCGGCCCGGCGAGCGACGGCCGCTTCTCTCATCTGTTCTATCTTGCTCATACAGGCCATCCACTCACTGTAAACACGGTGAGTGTATGAGCTTTTCCGGCAAACCCACCACCCTGGTGGAGCAGACCATAGAGAATGACGGCTTCTGGCCGGCGCTCTCCGTTGTCGAGTTCCAGAAGGGCTACCGCCTGCCGGCGGAGTACCTGGTGGAGCTGCTGGCCGATGGCATCACCACCGCCATGGGCGAGGTGAACGCCGACCTGGCCAAGCGCAAGGCGGCTTGGCTGCGCGCCGGCATCATGGCGGTGGCCACCGCCGATTCGCAACTACTGCCGGAACGCGCGTTCTATGCGGCGACCTACAAGCGCGCCGTCTACTGCCGAGCCAAGGCCCATCTGCTGCCGCAGTTCGCCACGGTGAACCGCCGCCCCGAGGCCGCCAATCTGGCGAAAGAAAGCCCCGAAACCCGCGAGTTATTCCTGGCCTTTTCCCAGCAGGCTGTGAGAGCCATCCAGGGTCGCGGTCGCATCACGGCGGCGCTGCTATGAACAAGCTGCGCGCCCTGACTGCCTTTTTGATCGCCAGCAACCTGGTGCTGCCCGAGCAGCTCGACAGCTGGACCGAACAGGTCACCCTGGATCTGGTCTGGAAACCGGATCTGGATGGCCTGCACCTAGGCGATATGCGCTACCAGGCGAGCATCGTCCTGGAGCGCTTCGCCGACCACCCAGGCCGGCTGATGGCCCTGCTGGGCAGTTGGCTGGAAAACCACGACCAGAGTCGTGGCGACCACGAACTGCCGGCGCCGACCTTCGACATCGAGCAGCTCGACGGCAGCGTGGCGGACGTGGAAATCACGCTGGAGTTCGTCGAGCCGCAATACCTGGCCGAGGATCCTGCAGGAGAGATCGAGGCCTTCGGCCAGCGCTGGGCATTCGTACCGTTCGACCTGTGGGTCGCCGAACAGGGCGAGGTAGCGGCATGACCCGCAACACCATCGACTTTCGCCTGGATGGGTTGCTGGACGTGAACACCCAGGTGGCCCTCCTCGAGCTGTCGCCCAAGCTGCGTCGGCGTCTGCTGAACACCGTGAGCAAGCGCGTTCGGGCCATGAGTGGCCGGCGCGTGCGCAAACAACAGAACCTCGACGGCAGTGCCTACGAGCCGGCCAAGGGCAAGCGCCGAAGGAAGATGCTCAGCGGCCTGATCAAGAACAAGTATCTGAACGTCACCCAGCTTTCCGATGACCAGGCGACCCTCGGATGGCGGAACGGCCTGCAGGGCTGGATCGCCGAACAGCACCACCACGGCCGAACCCAGCGCTACACCGCCGCCATGGCCCGTAAGGCCAACCCGGTAAACACCGACGATCCGTGCACAGACGAGCAGGCCAAGCGCCTGCGCCGCCTGGGGTTCAAGGTGCGCGTGCCAAGGGCGAGCAAGCGCGGCAAGCCCCGTTGGCAGCGTGCATCGGTGGCGTGGATCAAGGAACACGTCCGCTTCGGCCAGGCCGGCCTGTTGATCCGCACTCTGAAGAACGAGCGCCCGGGCCCCACCAGTTGGGACATCAAGTTACCCCGCCGCGACTTCCTGGGCGCATCACGCACCGAAGTAGCCGAGCTCGTCGAGCTGGTGCTGAAACAAACACTCAACTCCCCCCGATAACGAGGCACCCACATGGCACTCGGCAAAGTCAGCGTCAACAATCTCAACCTCGGCCAGGGTGCCGTGACCGAGATCGAGCGCTATTTCCTGTTCATCGGCCCCGGCGCGAAGAACGTCGGCCAGATCCTGCCGCTGAACACCCAATCCGACCTGGACGTGATGCTGGGCATCCCGGCCAGCGACCTGAAAACCCAGGTGACGGCCGCACGCCAGAACGGCGGCGACCGCTGGGCCTGCGTAGCGGCTCCGATCGCTGCTGACGGCAACTGGCAGGACGCCCTGGAGCACGCCCAACAGCAGGGGTTTTCGGTCGAGGCAGTGGTGATCACCAAGCCAGTGACCACCGGCGCCGAGCTGAGCGCGATGCACGATGCAGCCATTGCCCTGAACAACACTTTCGGGCGCCGTGTGTTCGTCATTGCCGCAACCGAAGGCATCGGCGCCGGCCTCACCTGGGCACAGTACCTGCTCGAGCAGAAGGCGATCACCGCAGACCTGGCAGCACCTCGCGTCCTGCCTGTGCCGCAGTTGCACGGCAACGACCAGGGCGTACTGGCCGGGCGCCTGGCGAACGCGGCCGTGAGCATCGCTGACAGCCCCATGCGCGTGGCCACCGGCGCTGTGATGGGCCTGGGCCCGGTACCGGTCGACTCTGAAAACGTCCCGCTGCCTTCGGCCATCCGCGCCGAGCTGGACGCCGCCCGCCTCTCCGTCTCGCAGACCTACCCGGACTACCCCGGGGTTTTCTGGGGTGACGGCAACATGCTGGACGCCCCGGGTAGCGACTTCCAGGTGGTCGAGTACCTGCGCCTGGCAGACAAGGCAGCGCGCCGCGTGCGGATCCTGCTGATTCAGCGCGTGGCCGACCGCCGCTTGAACAACACCCCCAACAGCATGGCCGCCAACACCAGCGCGCTGATGGCGCCGCTACGCGCCATGGCCAAGTCGGTGGCCTTTGCCGGCCAGGTGTTCCCGGGCGAGATCGAGCCACCGAAGGACGGCGACATCGTGCTGGTCTGGCAGAGCAAAACCAAGGTCGAGGCCTTCATCAAGCTCAAGCCCTACAACTGCCCGAAAGACCTGACCGCAAACATCGCCCTCGACCTTTCCAACGACGATTCGGAGTAAGCCCACATGGCTCGACTTGGTGGCAAAAACTTCGACGTGAACATCGGCGACATGCTGGTTCACGTCGAGACACTGACCCTGGATATCACCGACAACTCGGCAGTAGCCCAGGACAAGGGCGTGCCCAACGGGCACGTGGATGGTGACGTGTCGGCATCGGGGGAGATCGAGGTGGACTCCAGCAACTTCAATCTGCTGATCGAAGCTGCGCGCCGTGCTGGCAGCTTCCGCGCACTGGATCCATTCGACAGCGTGTTCTTCGCCAAGGCTGGCGACGAGGAGCTGCGCGTCGAGGCCTTCGGCCTGAAGCTCAAGGTCTCCAGCCTGCTGAACATCGACAGCAAGGGCGGCGAGAAGACCAAGCACAAGGTGCCGTATGACGTTACCTCGCCCGACTTCATCCGCATCAACGGCGTGCCGTACCTGGATGCAGCCGAAACCGAGGGCCTGCGCTGATGGTGTGCCCGTTCGACCGCGCCCAGGCCCTTGAACAGCGAGAGCGTGAACAGGCCATCGCTGCTCACCAGGGTCGAGCGCGCGACACGGGCCCCAGCCGCACCCACTGCCTGGACTGCGATTGCGAGATCCCGCCGGCGCGCCAAGCGCTGGCCGGGGTCACCCGCTGCGTGCCCTGCCAGACCACTTTCGAGAAAGGAAACCGCCGATGATGACCACCGACCGCTGGCCGAACTTCAGCCGGGCCGAACTGTGCTGCAAATGTGGCCGCTGCGGCAGCACCGGTGCCGAAATGGATCCCGCGTTCATGGATCTGCTGCAACGACTGCGCACCGCCTACGGCAAGCCCATGAGGCTGTCTAGCGCGTACCGCTGCCCGGCCCACCCTGTCGAGGCCAAGAAATCCGCCCCGGGTGAGCACTGCACAGGCAAGGCTGTGGACGTGGCCATCCAGGGCGCCGACGCCCTGGAGCTGCTGAGCCTGGCACTGGCCGTGGGCTTTACCCGGATCGGCATCAACCAGAAGGGCAGCGGCCGCTTCCTGCACTTGGGCACGTCCGCCGGCGGGCGCTTCCCCTCCCCTGCGATCTGGAGCTACTGACGATGCCTTTCGAGAGTGACCTGGAGCTGCGCCACGTCCCCGGGAAAGATCGCTGGGTATTGGCCTTGCCGCTGATCTATCGCGCCCAGGATGGGCGCCTGGTGAACGTGCCAGTCGGCTATCGCAGCGACCTGGCCAGCGTGCCGCGTGTGGCCTGGCGCATCGTGCCGCGCGACCACAAGGCAGCCCGCCGGCCGGCGGTGGTGCATGACTACATCTACACCGACCTGACCCACCGCTTCACCAAGGCAGAGGCCGACGAGATCTTCCACCAGGCCCTCCTCGAGGAGGGCATGAACCGGGCGCTGGCCTGGCTCATGTGGTGTGCCGTGCGCGTCGGCGGCCGTGGCAACTGGGGGCGCTGATGGAGCTGATCGAACGAATCGCGACCCTGCTGCCAGAGCTGCTGCTGACGGCTGTTATCGCCTTCCAGGCCTTTCTGTTCCGCCAGGTCAGTGAGGCCCGCCGGGAACACCTGGAACTGCGCGTGGAGATCGCCAAGAACTATCCCAGCCACGCGGACTTCGACCGCGCCCTGGACAAGCTGGAGGCTCGATTCGAGAAGAGCCTGAAAGCCCTGCTCGACACCTACTTTTCGACCATAAGGAACAAGCCATGACCGCAAGCCGCACCATCGAACTGACCATCGGCGAAGCCGATTTCGCGTTCACCCTGACCGCCCAGGACGTGACCAAGTACTTCAACGCCATGACCCCGAACAACAAGGTGTCGCCAGCCCACAACCTGCTGACCGGCACCGTCCAGGGCGAGCAGAAAACCGCCCTGCGTCCGCTGCTGGCCAACCCGGTACTGACCATGCAGTTGGCCGGCGCCCTCCTTGAGGAGTACGCGCCGGACGTTGAAGTGATCGTAAAAAAGCCATCGGCCACGCCGAACGACTGACCGAGGACGGACTGGGCCAGTTGCTGGCCCTGACCGCTCGCTGGCTTCCCGGTACCGAGCCCACGGCAGAAGCCATGGGCACGGCCAAATGGCTGGATGACGAGTATTGGCGGCGCATGGAGATCGCCGTCGCCAACGGCATTGCCCACGCCCTGAACGGATAGGAAAACATGGCTGATCGTAGCGCCAAGCTCGACTTCATCATGCGCCTGAATGACCAGATCACCGCGCCCTTGGCCAAGGTGAAGATGGGCATGAATAACCTGGCCGAAACCGGGGAAAAGTACATCAAGCAGGCGGGCCTCGGGCTGGCCGGCATGGTCGGCGCTGGCGTGGCCATCTCCAAATCCCTGGAACCCGCCCTGGAGCAGAACCGTGCCCTGGGCGAGGTCAAGAGCCTGGGCGTGGCCCAGGACGCCCTGGACGCACTCAACCGTAAATCCCTGCAGTTCTCCGTCGCCTACGGCGAGAACGCCCGCAACTTCGTGGCGTCGGCCTACAGCATCGAAGGCGCGATCAAGGGGCTGACAGGCTCGCAGTTGGCCACCTTCACCAACGCCAGCAACGTGCTGGCCAAGGCGACCAAGACCGACGCGGCCACCATGGGCACCTACGTCGGCACCATGTATAACCTGTTCAAGGGCCAGGCCGATGCCATGGGCAAAGGTGCTTGGGTCGAGAACCTGGCCGGACAGACCGCCCTGTCCGTGCAGCTGTTCCGCACCAGCGGCGCGCAGATCGGCGAGGCCTTCAAAGCTGCCGGCGGCCTGGCCAGCACTGCCGGCGTGGATCTGGCCGAACAGATGGCCGTCCTCGGTACGCTCAGTAGCACCATGGATGGCGGCGCCGCCGGCGGGGCATACAAGGCCTTTTTCGAGAACATCACCGGTGCCTCGGAAAAGCTGGGCATGAGCTTCACCGACCAGCAAGGTCGCTTGCTACCGATGCTCGACATCCTGCAGAAGCTGCAGGGGCGTTTCGGCGATCTTTCCATCGAAGCCAACGGCAAGGCCCTGCGTGACGCCTTCGGCGGCGAAGCCGCTCGCCTGATCACGACGCTGATGGCGGACACCGGCCGGCTCTCCAACGGGATCGACCAGCTCGGCCGTGTGCGCGGCCTCGAGCAGGCCGCGAAAATGGCCCAGGCCATGACCGACCCCTGGCAACAGTTCCTGTCTGTTGTGCAGGCGCTGCGCGTGGTGTTCGGCCAGGTGCTGATCCCGCTACTCAGCCCGCTGATGGAACGCATGGTGGCCGTGGTCAACGTGCTTGTCCGGTGGACGCAGTTGTTCCCGAACATCAGCCGTGTGATCGGCATCGCGACACTGGCCGTCCTGGGCCTGGTCGGGGCAGTCGCGGGCCTGACCATGCTCAACGCGGTGTTCGGCATGCTGGGCGTGCTTGTGAGCCCCATCGCGCTGATCGTTCTGGGCCTGGGCGCGCTGGTGATCGGTATCGGTGCGGCCATCTACTACTGGGACAACCTGAAAGCCTCTTTCGGCAACACCGCCTGGTTCCAGGCCCTGGTCACCATCTTGACCCCCGTTGTCCTGCTGCTGCGTGTATTCGGCGCACTGCTGAACGTGCTGTGGGTCGGCCTGCAGCAGATCGTCGGCGCCGGCGTCCAAGTCGTGGCCTGGCTGTCCGAACTGGAGGGCGTCACCGCCGTGGCCAGTGCGATCTGGGACGGCTTCATGTGGGGTCTGACCAACCTGTCTCCCTTTGCGCTGCTCGGCCGCGCCCTGCAGGGGCTGATCGCCCTGCTGAACAAGATCCCGGGCATCAACATCGACGCCAGCTTTGCCGACCTGCCAAGCGGTGACATGGCCATGTCTGCCAATGGCCAGGCGGAACGCGCTCGCCAGACCATCGGCGATGCCATCCCCAGCCTTGCACCGAAGCGGGCCGGCGCTGTGCCGGCGGGCGGGTTACTGACCAGCATCCAGAACACCACCAGCCAGAACCGTGGCACCCACGTCGAGAAAGTGGAGATCCACACCGGCAAGCCCATGAGCCCGATGGAGCTGGAAAACATGATGGAGATGGCCGCCGGATGAGCCTCTATATCGATCTGCTGATCCAGGACAACGACTTGGCCCTGGACCCGTCACGCCAGCCGCTGCTGGTGGATGACCGCGCGAGTATCGCCCAGGACATCGCTCACATGATCCGCGACAGCGGTCTGCTGGTGACCCTGGTTGCCGAGCGCAACCGCCTTCGCCAGCGCGATTGCATCCAGCAGCTGGAGCTGTTGGTGGAGGCTGACGAACGTCTGGTGCCGGGTACAGCGCGGATCCTCGAGCAGGATTCAGGCATGTACCTGGTGACTGCGCGCACCGTTGAATTTGGACTGATTGAGGTAACCCTGTGAGCGTAGATTTCAAGCAGGCGCTACGGGACGCCGGCATTCCGACCACCGACGCCGAGCTGCGCCAGGCCTGGGAGGCCGAGGTCACCGCCCAGGGCGCCAAGGTCAGCAACACCAGTGCCTATTCGCCGTTCTGGCGAGTGGTCACCGCGCTGGTTACCAAGCCAGTACTGTGGCTGCTGGAGTTCGTCGCCGGCACTGTGTTGCCGAACTTTTTCGTGCAGACGGCGACCGGCACCTGGCTGGACATGTTGGCCTGGGCGGTGAACGTACAACGCAAGGGCGCGACCAAAGCCCGGGGCGTGCTGCTGTTCACCCGCACAGCCTCGACCGGCGCCCTCGAGGTGCCGGCCGGCACCGTCGTGCAGTCCCCGCCCATCAACGGGCACACCTACCAACTGGTTACGACCCACGTTGCCGAGTTCCAGGACGGCCAGCAGCAGCTGGAGATAGCCGCCGAGGCCGTGGCCACCGGTAGCGGCTACAACTTGGCCCCGGGGTACTACGCGATTCTGCCGACGCCGGTACCGGGCATCGCCCAGGTGGTGAACCCGGTTGACTGGCTGCAAAGCCCTGGAGCAGATCCGGAACCCGACGACGAACTGCGCTTGCGCACACGCAACCAGTTCTCGGCCGTCAACCAGTGGCACACCGACTCGGTCTACCGCGCCATGATCGCCGCCTTCCCGGGCGTGCGCCCCGATGGTGTGTACTTCGAGCACAGCGCGCCACGAGGCCCAGGCAGTGCCAATGCCTTTGTTCTGTTTGAGGCAGGTGTGCCGGCCGACACCTACTTGGAGCAGATCAACACCCACATCCGCGATCAGGGCAACCATGGCCATGGCGACGACCTGCAGGTCATGGTCATGCCGGAAACCCTTCACGACATCAGCGTGGAGATCTGGCCGCGCTCGACGCTGACCGAGCAACAGCGCGCCGTCCTCGAGGACGAGGTGGCTTTGTTCATCCGCGCCGCGTTCCGCGAGAGCACACCACGCGACTACCAGCCGAGCCAGCCCTATCCGCAGTCACGCTTTTCGTTCAGCCGCCTGGGCGAAGAGCTGCACAACCAGTTCCCCGGCCTGGAGTCGTTGAGGTTCGCCGGCGATGACATTGTGTCCGAGCTGAGCGTGCCGAGGATCCAGACCCTGGAGGTGCTGCAGCGTGATTAAGCTCGAGCTGCCGTTCTGGCTGAGCGGTACCGAGCTGACCAAGCTCAAGACCGCCGCATACACCTGGTGGGAAAAGGTCGAGGGCTGGCTGCGCTGGCCCCTTCTGCAGATGGACGCCGAAACCTGCCACATCACCATCCTGGATCTGCTGGCCTGGCAACGGGACATCACCCGCTTCAAGGGCGAACCGGAAAGCCTGTACCGCCTGCGTGTGAAGTTCGCCTTCATCAACGCCGTGGACGCCGGTAGCACTGCCGGCATGAAACGCATCCTGCAGCGCCTGGGCGTTGGCTATGTCGAGATCGAGGAGCGTCAACCCGACCGCGACTGGGACGTGGTGTTGCTGCGCCTCACCAACACCCAGTTGGCCAACAACCAGGAACTGCTCCGCGTGCTGATCCAGCAGTACGGCCGCACCTGTCGCCGTTATGACTTCGTGACGATCACGCCCCTGCCTATGGGCGTGGTGACCGTGCACTTCAACGATGACCAGCAAACGCTGGTCGCCAGACTGTAGGAGATCCCCATGGGGGCCAGCATTACCCTTGCCGGTGAAGACCTGATTGCGCAGAAGCAAGGCGCCCAGGAAGCGCTGAACATCACCCGCTTCATTTTCGCCAACGTACCAGGTCTGGATCCAAACGCACCGCTCGACCGGGCTGCCCCGAAGCCGCCGGCGGGCCAGATCGTCCATCAACACCTGATTCCGGCCGACCACCGCGGCTACGTGAACCCCAGCCAGGTGGTCTACAGCGCCCAGATCGGCAGCGACGTGGGGGATTGGGACTTCAACTGGATCGGCCTCGAGTCGGCCGAGGGTGTGCTGTTCGCGGTGGCCACCGTCGCACTGCAGCAGAAGCGCCGCAACATCCCGCCCATCCAGGTGGGTAACAACCTGACCCGCAACTTCCTGGTGGTGTTCGACGGTGCCCAAGCGCTGACCGGTATCACCATCGATGCCAGCACCTGGCAGCATGACTTTACCGTGCGCCTATCCGGCATCGACGAGCGCGAACGCCAGAGCAACCGCGACATCTTCGGCCGGGCCTGCTTCTTCGGCAGCGCGCTGCAGCTGGAGAAAGTCGGGGCGACGTATCAGCTCAAGCCCGGCACCGCCTATATCGAGGGCATCCGCTTGCAGTTGTCTCAAGTGCAATCGGTTGCACCGACTGCATTCCCCACGACTGCATGGCTCGACGTGGCCTTGCAACGAGAGCTGAGCGACGTGGTGGCGGCATGGAAAATGGCCTGGGGCGCGGGAAAGACAGACTATGTGGACAGTGCCGGCGTACAGCATTACCTGGTGCGGATCGCCGAGCTTCCCAGCAGCAACACGATCACCGATGTCCGGCCGGTGGAGCCCATTAACGGCCCGCTTGTGCAGGCCTTTGCCTTTCGCAACGGCGATTATGCAGGGCTGCGGGCACGGGCAACGACGAAAGCAGATGTCGGCTTAAGCGAGCTACCCAACGCCAAGAGCGACGACCCGTCGACGAACAGTAGCGAGATCCTGGCGACTACCGCTGCACTACAGATGGCCATGGCTCAAGTGGTCACGCCATTGACAGGCATGGTGGCAGCCTTTTCCAGGGCAACCGCTCCAGCCGGTTGGCTAAAGGCCAATGGAGCCGCTGTTTCCAGAACCACCTATGCCGCCCTGTTTGCTGTGATCGGCACCACTTTTGGGGCTGGTGACGGAGCAACGACTTTCAACCTGCCAGACGTTCGAGGGGAGTTCCTGCGCGCCTGGGACGATGGGCGGGGAGTCGATCCGGGGCGTGTGCTCGGCAGTACGCAGGCCTGGCAAAACGCCTCGCACAGTCACAGCGCAACGGTTGCTAATGCTGGAGAGCACACGCATAGCCTCAGCGGCTCGGCCGAAGAGGCAGGGGAACACACCCACACGGTGCGTAAAGCCTCAGCCGGCAACAACACTTCCGGCTCCTATGTTTCACCCGCCAACCAAGGCTCGTCGACAACAACATCCAACCCGGCCGGCGCTCACACCCACACCATCACCGGTACTGCCGAATCTGCGGGTGAACACACCCACGTTGTCACGGTATCCCCTTCCGGTGGCAGTGAGGCGCGACCGCGCAACCTGGCTCTGCTGGCCTGCATCAAGTTCTGAGGTGTTATGCAAACCAAGATCGTTTATCAAACCGACCACCTGGGCATTTTCACCGGCACTACTCAGGCCGACCCCAGCCCACTGGAGCCAGACGTCTGGCTAATTCCCGGCGGCTGTGTCGAGGAAGCCCCACCCATGTCAGGCCCACACCAGGTTCCGCGCTGGGATGGCCATCGCTGGCAGTTGATCAGCTCATACCAGGGCCTGACAGCGTACAACACGACCACCGGCACACCGCTGGTGCTCGAGCGTGCCGGCGAGCTGCCCGCCGGCTACACGTTGAGCGTTCCCGGCCCTGGCCAAGTGTGGCGCAACGGCGAGTGGGTAGACGATATTCCCGCCACTCTGGTGCGCCGTCACTCTGAGCAGTACCACGCGATCAATGCAGCCTGTGAAACCACCATCACAGGCGGCTTCTGGTCGCGAGCGTTGGGCGAGCCACACCGCTACAGCAGTCAGCTGGATGATCAGTTGAACCTGACTGGCGCCGTCTTGCGCGGCCTCGATATGCCGTATGCGTGCATCGACGAGCAGGGCAACAAAGAATTTCGCCCGCACAGTGCGCAGCAGCTGCACCAGGTCGGCGACGACTTCACTTTGTTCAAGCTCGAGCACCTACAACGTGCCAATACCCTGAAGCAGCAGCTGGATCAGGCACTGGCCGCCGGCGACCTGCAGGTACTGGAGTCGGTGAGCTGGGGGGCTGTGCTGCCGTGACCTGGTCACCCATCACCATGCGCTGGCCGGCACAGGCAACCCAGTGGATGGGCGAGCTGGCAGCAGCCAAGAACCTGGCTGGCGGCGAGCTGGCCAGCACCGCCCAGCGTCTGGCCGGCCTGACGGCGGTGGCCACCACCAACCCGGGCCCGGTCGGCAGCGCTGCTGCAGGCGCTATCGCTGCCGGACGTGCCGCCTTGGGCAGCCAACTGGGCGAGGCGCCGGCCTGCCTGGCGATCACTCCGTTTCAGTCCGGCATCGGCCAGGGCCGTGGCGCCATGCGCTATCTGTCGGCACCGAACATGCTCGAGCAGTTGGCAGCAAAACTGGTGGATCCAACCGACGCGGGTCGTCCTGCAGGCGCACAGTTCGCCCTGGCGGTGCTGTTCCTGGGCACCCGCTACGACCAGTTCGCCGACAGCCTGGGGCGTTTCAACACCCTGCTGCCCGTTCCGGATCTTGTGCGTGCCGAACGGCGTGCCCTTCACCTGTCACGCCTCGAGGCGGAAAAGTGGGAGATCCCTGCAGCCGGGCCGCTGCCTCGGTGGAACGCCCTGCCCCTGGAGCGCTGCACCATAACCAAGGCCGCCAAGAAGTCCATGGCCGGCCAACTGGCCGTCCTGGAGAGCTACGCCGCCGACAGTTCGCCCATGGCCGACCTGGCCGCGCTGGCTGCTCGCAAGGCATCTCAGCAGCAGACCCGCGATCAGCAGTTGGCAAACCTGCAGGCGTTGCTCGCCAGCGGTACCGCCGAGCCGGCCATGCGTGCTCGCCTGCTCGGTCCTGGGACTGCCAGCCAGATCCGAACCGAGCTGCTGGCCGGCGACCCGCCCGGGCATGAATGGGTGCTAAGCGCCGGCGTGCTGCTGCTCGGCTCGGCCGCGGGCCTGAGCTTCGTCCGTGAATTGGTGGGCCTATGACACTGCTACTCGACGGCCAGAAAGTGGGCGGTAAGACGATGAAGATCACCGCAAACCTGCGCATCGAAACGGACGATCTGTCCGGACAAACCAGCAATACCGCCGGTGCGCACAAAGGGTTCAAACCCAAGGCGCTGACGGTTTCGCTGATGATTCCCTATCGTGACCAGGCCGACCTGGTGCAGCTCTTGAGCCTGGCCCAGGCCACCGGCGCCGGCGGACAACGCAAGGTCTATCGGATCGTAAACGACACGGCTGCAGCCTTCGGGGTGCGCCAGGTTGAGTTCAGCGACAACGTGAACGCCCGCGAGGATGACACCCTGGCCGCCTGGCGGATCCAGTTCACACTGACCGAGAAGCTATCGACCGCCGAGCGAGTCGAGACGCGGCGCCCGCGCAACCCGGTTACGCAGCAGTCCGCCCCCGGCCAGGCTATCGCCGGCGGTGCCCAGGAGCCCGAGCAACAGGAGGAGCTGAGCGGCTTCGAGCGCGTGTTGCAGCGGCTCGACGAGGCACTGGCATGAAGCTGCACAAAGTGCTGACCATTGCTGGCAAGCCGTTCCAACTGGTGAAAGACGAGGTACGGCTGGATCTGCGTAGCCCTGGCCGGGCCAGCTTCACCATCCAGTCACCGGCACCGGTGAGCGGCCTGGTTACTCTCGACATCGGCTACGACAGCAAGCCCCTGCAACGGCTGTTCATCGGCCACGTTGAGCGCTGCACCGCGGCTAACACTCAGCAACAGGTGCTGTTCTGCCGCGAGCTGACCAGCGTGCTGGCCCTGCCGCTGCCCATGAACCTGCGGCATGTGGATCTGCACCAGATGCTCGAGGAGATCAGCGCACGCACCGGCCTGCGCTTTCGCGTACCTGACCAAGCCTATGCCAGGGTCAAGGCTCCCTACTTCTACAACCTCGCCACCGGGTACCAGGCCATGGACAGCCTGGCCCGCGTGTTCGGCATTCCGGATTACTGCTGGCAGCAGCAGGGCGACGGCGAGGTCTACGTGGGCAGTTGGGCGCATGGCTTCTGGGGCGCCCGCCCGCCGCTGCAACTGCCGGCCGAGCTGTTCAACCAGTACCAGGGCAACCAGAGCGCAACGGTGGCAGCCCTGCCCGGCCTGCGCCCTGGCGCCACGATCAACCAGGGCGAGCGCATCACCGCCCTGACCCTTTTCGACACTCAGATGGCCATCCGATGGAAGACGCAATCCGCCGCGCTGTAGAGCGCCAATTCCCTGAGCTGACCGGGGGCTACCACCTCCCCCGCTTCGGGCGCGTGGTCGCGGTACCGGACGCCCCGGCCGAGCCCGGGCTGTGCGACGACTTCCGCCCGCGCTTCGGCGTCGACGTGGAAGTCCTGGACGAACACGGCGAGCCAGATCCAGCCCTGCCCATCCTGCAGAGCCTGCCCCTACCGGTACCCGCCGGCGGCCAGGAAGCAGGCTTCTACGGCTTCGCCGAGGAAGGCACCACGGTGGTGATCTGCTTCGCCTATGGCCTGCCGCACAAACCGTACATCCAGCAGATACTGCCGCACGGCCTGAGCCTGCCCAAGGTGCCGAAAGGAGATCAGGTCTGGCAGCACAGCGAGGCCTGCCAGCAGCGCGTCGACGCGGACGGCAACTGGCTACGCCAGACCGATGGGCGAATCCAGGACAAGGCCGTGGAACGCCAGGTGGAGGCCATGGACAACGCCGAGCGTTACCAGGGCAGCATGATCGAGGTCGACGATCACAGCACCGAAACGGTGGGCGGCATCAAGAAAGTGGAAGCCCTGGGCGCGCTCAAGCTGCTGTCCGGCGGATCCGCGAGCTTGGCTGCTGTCGACGACTTGCACCAAGCCACCGGCCGGGATCTGAACCTGGTGGTGGGGCAGAAGCTGAACACGGTAGTGGGTGGCGATATGGCCGAGAGGATCCAGGGTGTTCGCCGAAGCATCGCGCCCCAGACCTGGCTGGGCTCTCAGTCGGTCAACGTCCTGCAGGTGCTGTGCGACCTGATCGACCTGGTGGAGCAGATGAACACGCAACTGGCTGCGCACACGCATGTGCCAGGGCCAGTGCCGAGCCCCTCAGATGCGGCAGGCTTCGCAACTAAGGCGGGCACCGCGACGGCCCTGGCCGGGAAGCTGAAACCAATAACTCTCTAGGTTTGACCTAGAAACTGACTAATTTCGCAATAGTTCCTCATGTACTCCAACATGCTAATCGGTTCTATTACATGCTCAACATAATTAATCAGATAGAATTTCGGCTCATCCCATCCAGGACTTGGCACAGAGTCCGCCAATTTAACTCGATGCACCGTAGAACCATATAATTTTAACACTAAGGACAGAGTCACCTGCCCGTTACTATTTGGCATCGCCCCCAACATAAGTGCATGACAGCCTTTCGGGGGGCGCCCCAAGATAGCACTTACATGATCATCATCTGAATGAGTCCAAGGCATTTTAGGATCACCATACAGTATCGATCTTTTAACCTCATCAAAACCCGGATTTCTTACATAATCAGCCCCTTGCAAATACGCCACAAAGTTAACACCAATCTTAGCAATAACTCTATCGGCCATACTCATATTCGGAGATGACTCTACCTGCATCAATGGCTGTTCAACCATTGATACGGGAAATGACTCAGGAAGCTCGTACTGAGCAAAATATTTCTCTAGAGTCATCAATGATTCCAACAACGAATCACCTTGCGAAGTTTTATAATTCAATCCACCATTTTTATTTCTATAAAACCTATGAGTTATTTTTTTATCCGGCTTTACCACCTGTAACCAAAGCCCTTCGGCTGGAGGTTTTTGCACCTCCACACCATCATCTATCCTGTAACCTTCTGGCCTCCTACTGACTGTCGAGACCAAGTAGCGCACCCCACCCTCGGAATCCATCTTTACAATTAACTTGAATTCTCCGACACCAATCAAGCTTTGCAGCGCCGAATTAAATTCCTTGAGCTCTTCACTTTCAGTCGCCGTCAAACCGACGCTTTTACCTTCAATATGTATTTGCGGCAAGATCACAGGAACCATACCTGCCGAAATATAAGCCTCAAGCAATCTACCCGACTCATCAACAAGGTACGTTGCATCTGTCGTGTAAGTTGGATCTCTTCTTTTACCGCTCCTAGAACGACCACCAGGCTGCATAGCAATTCTTGCTAGTGCCGTTGGAGACTTTTGAAGAAGTTCAGTTTCAAGCTTTGCAAACTCAGAATTACATGTCTTACACACTGCATCGTGCAGCATATATCTTTTGTCATCCCCGCCAAGACCGGCCGAAAAAACATGTTCCCCATTAAAAATTCCTGCTTCATTACAATAAATACATTTCATTCATCCACCCCATATAAACTCTATTGAAAGTACCGCAAATTAATTTCCCTATTTGTACAAATCGCAACTAATTCTTCATGACAACCAAGATAGCATCCGCACTAAGGCCACCGTCCGTCATCGCCACCTTGACCAAGCATAACCCCGGATATGTACTGTATAGCCGTACAGTATTTCAATGCTATCGCCATGCCCACAGCCACCTTCATCTGCCACCTATCCAGCTCGACCACCGAGCTTCCCCTGTTCACCGACCGTGTGCCGGCGGGCTTCCCAAGCCCTGCGCAAGACCACCTCGAGCAGCGCCTGTCCCTAGACGAACTCCTAGACATCAACGCCCCGCAAACTTTCCTCGCCCGCGCCCTGGGCGAGAGCATGACCGGCGCCGGCATCTTCGATGGCGATCTGTTGGTGGTGAATCGGGCCAAGCAAGCCCAGAAAGGACACGTAGTGGTCGCAAGCCTCAACGGTGAATGCTTCGTCAAGCGCCTGGCCAAGGAGGGCAATACCTGGATCCTCCGAGCAGAAAACCCCGCCTACCCTCCCCGCTACGTCCTTGAGGCCGACGAACTGCAGATCTGGGGCGTGGTCACCGACAGCATAAGGCGGCACCTGTGCCATGCTTGATAGAACCTATGCGCTGATCGACTGCAACTCGTTCTATGCCAGTTGCGAGAGAGTCTTTCGGCCAGACCTGAAACACACTCCCATCGTTGTCCTGAGCAATAACGACGGCTGTGTCATCGCCCGCTCGGCCGACGCCAAGCCACACGTGGCCATGGGCGCCCCGTTCTTCCAGATCCGGGACAAACTACAGCGCCACGGCATTGTCGCGTTCAGCTCAAACTATGCGCTCTACGGCGATATGAGTCAGCGCGTGATGTCGGTTATCGAAAGCCTGGTGCCAAACTGTGAGGTCTACAGCATCGACGAAGCGTTTGCCGATCTGACCGGCATCCACGCGGTAGAACCACTGGGCCGCGAGATCCGCGCCCAGGTACTGCAGTTGACGGGCATCCCCACGGGTGTGGGAATCGGCCCGACGAAAACCCTGGCCAAGCTCGCCAACTACTCAGCCAAACGATGGATGCAGCAGACCGGCGGCGTAGTGGATCTGTCGGATCCGGATCGACGCGAACGGGTCATGAAGGTGACACCAGTATCAGAGGTATGGGGCGTCGGCCGACGCATGGAAGCCCACCTGCAGGCGCTGAAAATCTCCACGGCGTGGGATCTGGCGCAAGCCGATGCCTGGGAGTTACGGAAGCGATTCAGTGTTGTGATCGAACGGACAGCGCGTGAACTGCGCGGTGTCGCCTGCATGGAGCTCGAGGACGCTGCACCAGCTCGCCAGGAAATCTGCTGCAGTCGGATGTTCGGGAAGCGTCTCCGCGACATTGAGGAGATCCGCGAGGCGGTGGCCACCTACTGCACCAGGGCAGCGGAAAAGCTACGAGCGCAACAGTCAGTTTGCCGCCGGATCCGCGTCAGCATCCGAACAGGAATGTTCAACCCCGACGAAGCCAAGTTCGCCAATGGCGTCTTGTGCCAGCTTCCCTACCCCACAGACGACACCCGCATGCTGATCCAGGCCGCGAACACAGCCCTGGATAAGGCCTATCGAGCGGGCTACGCATACGCGAAAGCGGAAGTGATGTTGCTCGACCTGTGCCAGCGCACTGAGCACACGCTGGATCTGTTCGCCCCCCAGCAATCGCCAGCGGCTGATCGGGTGATGGACGTCCTGGACACCATCAACGCCCGGTGGGGGCGCGGCACAATTCGACCAGGTGCGGTACCGACAGCCCCAGAGTGGGCAATGCGCCGCGAATTAAAAAGCCCCAGCTACACCACGAACCTCGACGAGCTGTGGTCGATTCCCTGCCGCTGA